ACCTGATGGCTCTGTAAAGAAAATTAAAGAGGCTATTCAAGAACTAAAAGATAAAGGAGAAACTTATGACAATAATGGACACGGATGGCCAACAGTTCCATCTAAAAAACCAGCTTTCAAAAAGTCTGGTAAATACTATAGTCACACTGAGTCTTGGTTTGGCGGCTTTGACCCCTCTTCTTATGATCTCTCTGATAAATCCAGCCTTCCTGTATGGGGGGAGTACACTAGGATTAGTCTTGATGCTGGCGATGTGGGTAATACTGACACTGTTAAGACTTATCTTTATTCTATCGGCTGGCAACCAGACGACTGGAACTGGAAAAAGGTTGAAGGCGAATTCGTCAGGGTATCGCCAAAACTCACAGACAGCTCACTACAGAAATTGGGGGATGTAGGCAAGGCTCTTACAGAGTATTACACTCTAAGATCTCGCTATTCTATCTTAAAAGGATGGTTTGAGTATATTGATAAAAACTCAAAATTGCACGGTGATGTTTTCAATATCGGTACTCCAACTTTTCGTCAAACTCACAAGATCATCGCTAACTTACCTAGCGGTAAGGCAGTGCTTGGTCCAGAGTTTCGAAAACTATTTATAACAAGAGAGGGTTATAAACTAGTGTCTGCTGATAGTGCAGCTTGTCAGCTTCGACTTCTAGCTCATTTTATGAAAGATCAAGACTTTACTAAAGAAGTTCTTGAAGGAGATATCCATCAGAAAAATGCGGATATTCTAGGTTGCAGCCGTGCTACAGCTAAACCTTTTATCTTTGCCTTTTTGTATGGTGCGGGTGGAAGGAAGTTAGGTTCAATTCTTAACGTTTCTGAAGCTGAAGGTAACAAGGCTAAGAAAAAGTTTATGGATGCTATCCCTAGCTTAAAGCGGTTGATTGATGATGTAAAGACTGCTGCTGAAGAAGAAGGAAAGATCTTTGGTTTAGACGGAAGACCTATTATGGTAGAGTCTTCTCACAAAGCTCTTAACTATCTTATTCAAGGTGCTGAAGCAGTAGTAATGAAGTACACAATCCTAATGATCGAAGAAGAACTTGAAAAGGCTGGACTAGATACATCTATCCTTTTGTTCTATCATGACGAGGTAACTTATGAAGTAAGAGAAGACCAAGCTGAAGCTGCTCGTGAGATAATCATGCGCTGCTTTGAAGAAGCACCTAAGAAACTTGGTGTTAATATCATGACCTGTGGCGACTGTAAAATTGGAGATGACTACTATGAAGTCCACTAAGAAAGATATTCGTGAAATGACAGAAGAAGAGCGTCAACGCTCTACGGAACGAGAACGTATCAACTCTAAACGTTGTGTTTCGTGTAACGGACCAGTAACTACAGAAGAAGATTGGTGTAGCTTTTGCTTGAATGAAGAGTGAAGTCTAACAAAAATAAGAGGATAGATTGCTATGAATGCACTAGACATAATTATGAGTGCTATGAAAACAAATGCAGGTTTTGAATTTCTAAATGAGATCATTATTGCTGCACTTGAAGATTCTCGTGACATTTGCATAGAAGAACGTGAACGCCTAGATAATCTTAAATATAAAGAGCCTCATCAAGAAGAAGATTGGGAATGTCTTGTTCAAGATATTTACGCATTCAATCGTATAATTAAATACTATGGAGGTTAATATGGCTAAAGGTTGGCACTATCAAGTTATGAGGCATACCGCTACTCATGGCGGTCAGGATTACTCTTACCTTGCTGTTCATGAATACTACCCATCTGAACTTTTTGGAGAAGGAGAAGAAGCGGGTTGGACAGAAGAACCTGTAACTGTTTCTGGTGACGATATTGACGATATTAAGTGGATGCTTAAAGCTATCCTGAATGATATCGACAAATACGGAGTAAAGGGTTATAATGAATGAAGATACTGTCCCCTATCAGAGACGTCTCAGAATACGTCTTGCTGTTGCTGCTTATGCTTACGAATACAAGAACGACAGCATAATGTCTGATGCAGAGTTTGACAGGCTATCTTATCTTGTAGATACGAGTGTTTCTACAGGTAATAAGAAGCTTGATAACTTCTTTAAGAAAGAGTTTGAACCCGCCACAGGTATGTGGGTTCGAAAACATCCTGACAAAAAAGGTCTAGAAAACCTTTATCAACGTTACTATAACAAAGAAGGAAAATGGTATGTCGGCAACAGTATCAAGTAAAACAATCGTACAAAAAGAGTTTGATGTACTCTACAATGAAATCAAATTCAAAGGTATCGAGTTACCTGATGATATGAAGTACTTAATTTCTGAACTTGAAGAAATGCTACTTTATAAACTACAACCTTATCTGAACCAACAAGAGTGGCAACAAGAAGTTGATGATGCATATGATAATGGATATGACTATGGTTATGAGGCTGGATATATGGAAGGCCGTGATGAACAATTAGCTAACGAGGATGAATAATGTCCTATATATTTCGAGTAGTAACTGCGTTATCTGTATTGATTAATGTGATACTTGGCGGTCATATTGGTCAAACGTTCTCAGCAAGAAATTGGCAGTGGAAGAAAGAAAGAAGATTCAATCTAGTTAAATACCTAGATTTTTTTCTAGGAAAAAATCACTGCGCTGAAGCTTGGGTTTATTGGAAAACAAGGAAATGGTAAATGTACACTGTTGAAATGGAAGACAAAGAAACTATTGTAACAACACTTGATGAAACAGGTAAATTCGAAGATGTAACCTTGTTTTTTGACGACAGCAGTGTTGTCTATATTAGGCAATTCAACGAGAAGAGGAATAAGTACGAGTTGATTGAAATGAGCTATCAACAGCTACTTGACCTTAAAGCTGCACTAGACTCTCCTGTTGGTGCATTCTATATTATTACTCATGATCTTAAAGAAAAAGGTGTGAAATAATGGCAAGCTATAATGAACTTCCTGAATACAAAGCTCCAGAAAGAACTTACAAAACAGCTGGTATGAAAACAGGTATTTATAACTCTGTTGCAATGCAATTTGTAGAGAAGGGAACTACTGACGAAATCCTATTCACTGGCCTTGCAAGTGAAGTCGGGGAGGTTATGTCTGAACGTATGCGAGAGGTTCGAAAAGGAGAAGAACGTACAAAAGAAATCATGGATGAACTTTCTGATGTACTCTGGTTTGTTACCGTAATCGCTCAACAACGAGGATATAGCTTGAAAGACCTTATGCTACATAATGTTAACAAGCTGGAAGATCGTATGCTTAATGGAAAGAAGAACAGAAAATGATGTGTTATAAAGACAGAACATTTTGTGACTCAGACTGCACTCAGTCTAGTTGCTACCGTTTCTTTAGCTCAGAACAAAAAGAAGGTGCTAGACGTTGGTGGTCGCATGATCCCGATAATGCGCCTATTGCATTTTCAAATTTTAGCAAAACATGTGAAGCATATAAAGGAGAAGACTAATGCCTAATTGGTGTATGAACAGCGTAACTATCGCAGGAACTAAAGAAAAGCTAGAGCTTCTAGTAGAAGCTTGTAAGAATGATAAGCTTTTGGAAACATTAAATCCTATTGGAGAATGGGATTACGGCAAAGCTTGTGAAGCTTGGGGTACTAAGTGGGAAGTTCGAGAGGTTGACTGGGATATGGACTACGATAACCTTGAACTAACTCTTAACTTCGACAGTGCTTGGGGGCCACCCACAGTAGCGTATGCTGAAGGTGAACTTCTACACAATCTAGAAATCAGAGCAACCTATTTTGAACCTGGTATGATGTTTGTAGGTATGTACGAAGATCGTGAAGATCAGTCTTGGAGTATTGATTTTGAAGACGAAGACTGGAAAGACAATCTACCAGAAGAACTTATTTCGGATTGGGGATTGGATTACGAGTATGATAGTTGGAAAGAGTATCAAGAAGAAGATGAAATGAATGGATAAATGGGATAGGATGTATATGAGGATGGCTTTTATTGCTGCCTCAGAAAGTCATGCAAGGAAAAGAAAAGTTGGCGCAATAGCAGTAAAGGAAAACAATGTTATCGGAATCGGTATTAACGGCACTCCTTCTGGTTGGCATTCTAATAAGTGTGAAGATTTAGACAACAAGACGTATCCATACGTTCTTCATGCTGAAACGAATATGATCAGCAAAGTAGCAAAATCAAGTATCTCCAGTCTTGGGGCTACTTGTTACACAACAACAGCTCCTTGTTTAGATTGTGCAAAATCAATCTATCAAGCAGGGTTTTCTAAAGTAGTCTATCACACAAACTACAAGAACACTGAAGGTATCGATTTCCTGAGAATGATGAGTGTAGAAGTCATTGAAATAGATTACGAAAAAATACCTGACCTTAAAGACCAAAACCCATAGAAAGGGGATTTTATGACACTAGCAATTATTGATGGTGATGTTCTATTATACATGGCTATGTGGAATCAGCCCACGCTAGGTGAAGCTAAAACTAAGTTTAAAGATATCTTTGATAACATTCTTGAACACATGTTCACAGATGACTACGTTATGGCTTTTGGTGGCCCTAACAACTTTAGAGATGAATTGTATATTGATTACAAAAAATCTACATCTCGTTCTAAGTCAAGATCTACTAAACCTGAATGGTTTGATGATCTGAAGTCACATTGTGTAAATGACTATGAGGGTGCAATTCTTACTGACGGTTACGAAGCAGATGATCTTGTTCGTATCTGGTCAACAGAAGCAACAGAAGCAGGAATTGACCATGTTGTTGTATCTGTAGATAAAGATCTAGATTGTATTGAAGGTAAACATCTAAACCCCCGTAGCATGGAATTTTATGAGGTAACTAAAGAATATGCAGAAAAACACTACTGGAAACAAATTCTCATGGGCGACTCTGTGGACAATATACCTGGAGTGGCTGGTATTGGCCCCAAAAAAGCTGATATCTTACTTGGTTATGGCACCGATCACAAAGAAATGAAAGCGGCAGTATGTAAAGCTTATCATGCAAGGTATCTTGAGGATGGTTACGACTACCTAGTAACAAATGGACGATTAATCCATATTTGGCGTAAACTCGGAGATCACTTTAAAATTGATCGAAGTTTTTATGAGGAAGCTATTTCTAATGATTGAAAACGGTCATTGGAAATTTAGCAGTAGCTTTGACAGTGAAGAGTGGTTTGGATTTATATACTGTATTGAGAATACGGTAACTAGTCAATTTTACATTGGTAAGAAACAATTTCACCATCATGGTAAAAAGAAGTCTAAGCACTATGGAAAAGAAATGGCGTGGCGGTCCTATGTAGGATCGTCCGTCCATCTCAAAGAGGATATCAAGAAGTACGGTAAAGATAAATTCAACTTTGAGATAATTGATCTGTACAAAACAAAAGGGGGTTTGTACTATGCAGAAGCTTATCTTCAAATGCTATCAGACTCTATGACAGAGTATTTATCTGATGGTAAAACACCTAGGTTCTACAATCGACAAATCGCTGCTATTCGGTTTGTCCCTAAAGAACAACCAACTAAGAAGACAAAGCTTTTCATTAACAAAGTAAGAAAGAAGTTTAAATGAGCGTACCACCTATTTCAATTGCACTCTGGATTACTAGTATCTTACTACTTGCCGCACAACTTATCTCAAGTTTGTTTGGCTTCTTTGTTATGGATCCTGTTATGAGCATTATTTTCTTTTTGCTTGCACAGGAAGTAGCTAAGATAATTGCATCATCAGAGGATGACTCAGGAGAGTAATAATGAGCCGAATTGTTATGCGTAATCAGCCCTGTGAAAAATGCGGGAGTTCAGACGCTAAACAAGTTTATGAGGAGGGTAGTGCATACTGCTTTTCTTGCAAATCACACTTTAAAGCCGAAGGGGTAACTATGAGTGTTCAACAAGAAGATAACAATAATTCATGGTTTGATCTTGAAGAAATTCTGGAATACCCGATTAAAGGGTTTAAAGAGAGAAATATCTATAGACAAGTAGCGGAGCATTACGGAGTACGTAGCTCTTATGATTACGAAGGTAATATTGATGCTCATTATTATCCTTCTGTAGATTCTTCTACTAATCAAATCACTGGTTATAAGATTAGGAAATTGCCTAAAACCTTCACTTCAACAGGTAAGATTCAAAAAACTTTATTTGGTCTTCATTTGTATAATGGAGGCAAACGACTAGTTATCACTGAAGGTGAGCTAGACGCGATGGCTGTTCAAACAGCTTGGTATATCAAATACAAAGAGTTTTTTCCTGTAGTATCTCTTCGTTCAGCATCTTCTACTAGTGACCTAGTCGAGGTTCGAGATAAGATTCGTACCTTCGATGAAGTAGTGTTGTGGATGGATAATGACGAAGCAGGTCACAAAGCTCTTAAAGAAGCTGCTCGTATTATCGGTTATGATAAAATTAAAGTAGCTAAAACTTCAGAGAAAGATGCTTGCGATACATGGATTAAAGATCCTGACAAAGTACTAAAAGCTATCTGGAATGCTACTACATACACTCCTGCTGGTATTTTGACTAAAGAGCAACTCTGGAGTCAACTAGAAAAATACAATGAAATGGAATCTGTTCCATATCCGCCTTTCATGACAGGACTGAATGAAAAGCTTAAGGGTATGCGACTAGGTGAAATCACTTTGTGGACTTCTGGTACTGGTAGCGGTAAATCAACTCTGCTACGAGAAATCGCTTTACACCTTCTAGAAGATACTGATGATAAAATCGGTATTATTTCTCTTGAAGAAAGCCCTGCAGAAACAGCTCGTAAAATGGCAGGTATGGCTATGAAGCGAAACCCTGCAAATGAGGAGATACCTATTGAGGAGTTAAAAGATGGCTTTGATGCTGTGTTTGGTAGCGATCGTGTCATGGTTCTGGATCATCAAGGTAGTATTTCAGACGGTTCTATCATGGACTTTCTTGAGTATATGTGCCTTAGCGGTTGCAAGTACCTTTTTGTTGATCACATTACCATTCTAGCCTCTGAAGGAACAGAGGGTCTAACGGGTAACGAAGCAATTGACAAGATCATGAATGACCTTTTGCGTCTTGTTAAGAAGCATAATGTTTGGATTGGTCTGATTAGTCACTTGCGTAAAACAGACAACAAAGGTAAGTCCTTTGAAGAAGGTAAGTTGCCTTCTATGGACGATATTCGAGGATCTGGTTCTATCAAACAAATCTCTATGGACATTATTGCTTTTGCTCGTAATGTCGGTTCAGGTAATATTGAAGAACGCAATACTATTAAAACCAAGGTTTTGAAGTGTCGGTACACAGGTCTTACAGGTCCATCTGGTAGCTTGTATTATGACTTTGATACAGGTCGCTTATCAAAAGGAAACGAGTTTGAAGATCTATCAGAAGACAAATCGGGAAGGTTTATGTCAATATGAATGATGCCACATACGTCTCTATAATCTATCAACTACTTGATACTAAGTGCGATAAAAACAAGCTTGGGCCTGGAGTTAAAGAATTCTTGAGAGGTTTAGAATTAGAAATGGAGGTTATCCGTTGGGATGACCCTAGTACAGCAGACTATATAATGCACTATGCAGATGTAGTTTTAAATGACAATGAAGAGATTCGAAAAGGAATGCACTAATGACTAAAATTGAAAATTACTTTGAAAGTGTTGTTTTGAAGTTGATTAAAACTAAAGAACACTTTGATGCTTTTGTCAGTAACCCTGACGTTCAAAAGAAATTTAACGAAAACGAGATTGAAGAACTTCGTGAGATGTTCATTGATCATAT